TGTTCCCACCAAGACAATAGGTACAAATGTGGTTACAAACCATGAATCATTGGTATGAAAACAATTGTCTTGTATCTGTTCCTATGTTCCTAAAATATCCAATGGCATAAATACCAGTAATATATAGGGGGAAATTGCAGCGCGGCATGCCCTTATACGCATATTCACGCGTATAGGGGTTTTTGGGTGCTTGAGAACGTGAACAGGAACAGGTGCCTGGACTGCTCCGTAGAACCTCCTGTACCGTTGAAACCAATCGTTGAATTATCAGAAAATAACAGTTGTGCTCAGTAGGTCTTCTGCGCTACTGTACACTCAGACAAGTCCATACAGAGCTCGGGAATTCCTCCCGGGCTTTCTTTTTGCCCCAAGGAGTACCCCCCATGCCCTACAAGCCCAAGCGACCGTGCAGCCATCCAGGCTGTCCCCGCCTCACCGAAGGACGGTACTGCGAGGAGCATGCGAAAGAGGCGGCGAGATTCTACGAACGCCATCAACGGGACCCGGGGACCGCAAGGCGGTATGGATCGGCCTGGAGGAAGGCCCGTAAGCAGTTTCTTGACGAGCATCCCTTCTGCGAGCTGTGCCGAGGGCAGGGAAGACTTACACAAGCGACGGTGGCCCACCATATCAAGGCTGCAGCCGACGGCGGATCGAACGAGCAGGAGAACCTCATGGCCCTGTGTGCAAGCTGCCACAGCTCCCTGCATGCCCGACGGGGGGATCTCTGGCGCAACCATTAATTTATTTTTGCGCAACCAATAATTTTTCTTTGCGCTATATATGGTGTTATTACCTAGGGGGTATTGACTCTCTACACCATATATAGTATACTGCGGGCAGGGGCAATCACGCGTAAAAACGGGAATTCAAACGGGGTATTAACCCCCTCATAATCGAAGGCGGTGCAACATGGCAAAGGACGGTACCAACCGTGGCGGTGCCCGCGTCGGTGCAGGGAGGAAAAGCAAGGCTCTCTCAGAGAAGATCCACGAGGGCAGAGAAGCCCGCGTGGTCCAGCTGCCCGAGGCTCCCGAGCTGCAGGGCGCGGATATGCCACCGGTAAAATATTACATGACAGTCACCCAGAAGAGTGGCATTGAGCTCGATGCTGCAGAGGTCTATCAGGAGACATGGGACTGGCTTAAAGCCAGGCGGTGCGAAGAATTGGTGAGCAGCCAGATCATACACCAGTACGCAATGGCGGTGGCCCGCTGGATCCAGTGCGAGATGGCCGTCAGCGAGTACGGCTTCCTCGCAAAGCACCCAACCACGGGGGCTGCGATAGCCTCTCCGTATGTGGCGATGAGCCGCGAATACATGAAGCAGGTCAACCAGATCTGGTTCCAGATCTTCCAGATCGTGAAGGAGAACAACGCCTCCTCCTACCAGGGTGCGAACCCCCAGGACGACCTGATGGAAAGGCTGCTCACCTCCAGGCGCAGCCGCTAGGAAATCAAACAATCAAAGGAATTCAAACATGAGAAACCACCTCACATCCGAGAGTGTCTGCCAGGGACATCCCGACAAGCTGTGCGACTATATCGCCGACTCCATTCTTGATGCCTGCCTGAGCAGCGATGCATATTCGCGCGTGGCTTGCGAGGTCATGGCCACCAAGGGCAGGATCATCGTCGCCGGTGAGATCACCAGCCGCACCAAGGTCAATGTACGCGAAACCGTACGGACTTCCCTTGCGGAGAGCGGCTACAATCCCAAGGAATTCACGATCAGCGTGTTCCTGCACAACCAGAGTCCTGATATTGCAGGAGGCGTCGACACCGCCCTGGAGGTCAGGGATGCTGGTAACAGCAAGGAAGAATTGGGAGCCGGGGACCAGGGCACGGTGTACGGGTATGCAACCGATGAGACGCCCACCTGCATTCCCCTGCCGCTTGAGCTCTCCCACCGCATCTGCAGCATCCTGGACAAGTGCAGAAAGAACGGCACCATCATGGGAATCCGAAGCGACGGCAAGGCGCAGGTTTCGGTCGAGTACGAGGATGGAAAACCCGTCAGGGTTGCCGCAGTCATTGTCTCGGTCCAGCATGAGCGCGACAAGAACCTGGACAGCCTCAAGGCCGAGATCATTGAGAAGGTGCTCAAGCCTGCCTTCATCCATTTCCCCCTCGATACAAAAACACACATCCTCATCAATCCCTCCGGCCGTTTCGTCGAGGGCGGGCCTGGTGCCGACACCGGTCTCACAGGCCGCAAGATCATGGTGGATACCTACGGAGGGCTGGCCCTCCACGGAGGGGGTGCCTTCAGCGGCAAGGATCCGACCAAGGTCGACCGGAGCGGAGCCTACATGGCACGCATGATCGCCAAGAACATCGTGTCAGCCGGCCTCGCCAAACGCTGTGGGGTAGCAATCTCATATGCAATCGGAAAGGCCGAACCTGTTGCCGTAAATGTACACACTTTCGCTACAGGAAATTTCGAAGATGATCAGCTTGCCGAAGCTGTCCGCACGGTCTTCAGCCTCAAGCCGAAGGACATCATCGAGGAGTTGGGGCTGCGCAGTCCCATATACAACCTTACCTCCTGCTACGGCCATTTCGGCAACTCCCTCTTTGCATGGGAACAGGTGAGCGAGCGGTATATAGAGGCGCTCAAGGGAGAACTTGATCATGACCATTGAACAGAAACACATCGATGAGCTGCTGCCTGCTGACTACAACCCGCGCAAGGACCTCAAGAGCGGTGATGCCGAGTATGAGAAGCTCAAGCGCTCCATCGAGCAGTTCGGATATGTGGAGCCGGTGATATGGAACAGGACAACCGGCCGGGTCGTAGGGGGCCACCAGAGACTGAAGGTCCTCAGGGATGCCGGGCACACCGAGCTCGAGTGCGTGGTCGTGGATCTCTCCGAGGACAAGGAGAAGGCCCTCAACATTGCGCTGAACAAGATCAGCGGAGAGTGGGACAAGGACAAGCTGGCCCTTCTCATAACCGATCTGCAGGGTCTGGACTTCGACGTATCGCTCACCGGCTTCGACCCGGCAGAGATCGACGACCTGTTCAAGGACTCGCTTGCAGAGGGCGTGCACGACGATGACTTCGACGTGGCCTCCGAGCTCGAGAAGCCCGCAATCACTAAAGCTGGGGACCTGTGGAAACTGGGTAAACATCGCCTGGTATGCGGGGACAGCACCAAGGCCGAGACCTTCGATCTTCTGATGGCGGGAGCCAAGGCTAACCTTGTGGTCACCGATCCGCCGTACAACGTCAACTACGAGGGCTCGGCCGGCAAGATCAAGAACGACAACATGGCAAACGACGCCTTCGCCCAGTTCCTGCTCGATGCCTTCACCAACACGGCAACCCATATGGCCGACGATGCCTCCATCTATGTGTTCCATGCCGATACCGAGGGGCTGAACTTTAGAAAGGCCTTCAGCGAGGCGGGCTTCTACCTGTCGGGCACCTGCATCTGGAAGAAGCAGTCGCTGGTGCTCGGCCGCTCGCCCTACCAGTGGCAGCACGAGCCGGTGCTCTTCGGGTGGAAGAAGAAAGGCAAGCACCTGTGGTACACCGGACGAAAGGAATCGACCATCTGGGAATTCGACAAGCCCAAGAAGAACGGCGAACATCCCACCATGAAGCCGGTGGCCCTCCTGGCCTACCCGATCATGAACTCGTCGATGAGCAACACGCTGGTGCTCGACCCGTTCGGAGGCAGCGGCAGCACGCTGGTCGCCTGCGAGCAGACCGAACGGGCCTGCCGGACCATCGAGCTGGATGAGAAGTATTGCGATGTGATCGTCAAACGCTACATCGAGCTTGTCGGATCCTCAGCCGGTGTCACCGTACAGCGCGACGGACTGGATTACTCCTATGAGGAAGTCTCCTCCCAGGAGGCCCAGGATGGATGAGATCACCCTGATCACCACTCTCGCGGTATGCCTGTTCGGTTCGGGGGGCGTCGTGCTTTGGCTGCTGAACCGAATGGCAAAGAGAAGCGACGACCGACTGGGCTATGCGAAGGACCTCAGGGAGATCAAGACCACCATCACCAGGATCCAGATGGGTCTGGTCATGGCACTGGAGAATGACAAGGTCATCTTCAAGTCGCTGAGGACCCATGAGATCAACGGGGAATCAGAGGAGCAGGAAGCGAAAATGGACGAGTACTTCCTGTCGCTGCTCGGCGGCAAGGGGGAGAAAGGATGACGCTCAGTGCAATACTACTTGCCTTCGCCGCCTTCCTGGGCCTTGCGATGGAGCTGTACAAGAAGAGTCTCAGGGCCGACAGGGCAAGCGAGAACGAGATCAAGCTGGTCGCCCTCACCTGCTCGGCGCTCCTGGGGTATGTGACATTCCGCATCGTTGCGGGGACCGGCATGGACGGCGGCCTGAACCCCACGCCATACCTGGTGGTCCTGTACACCATTGTGATCTACCTGCTGCAGCTTCCTGCGTGCATGGCATTCTGGAAACCACTGGTCAAAAAGTT